CCCCCCTACTCCCCCCCAGCACCATGATGGCGTGGATACAAAGGTCGCGATCGTCTCTACGTGGCTGACGATCGCGCAAGCGGGCGTCTACGCCCAGGTCGGAGTCAAGCGCCTGTATCTCGAAGTGCAACTGCACCGGCTTCGGGCGGCTCGGGTGGGAGATCGCTGCGCTGATCTCCGCTTCCGTCGGGAGTGGATCGATGCGTGGCTCGAGGCGTCGACCGACCCTGAGGGACCGCTGCGATGAGCCGTGTCCCGACGGAGCGGTTCATCGTCGCGGAGCTCTCGAAGAACTGGATCGGTGGACAGGAAGTCACGCCGGGATCGGGATTGATCGCGCAGCAATTCGAGCGGGTGATCGCGCACAACGAGACACGTGGGTATCGCCTCCTCTCCTTCAGCCTGCATCGAATGATGACGCGCCCCGACGAACTGAACGAAACGATCATCGCCGTCTTCGAGCGGCACATGGAGTGAACATGGATGAGAACGCCCGCCCCACCAAGACTGAACTCGGACCCGGTATCCGTCGTGACGCAACGAGCTGGCAAGTGTTTGCCGTGGTTAATGGACGGTTCGTCTCGAAGCGGTACCCGCTCGATACGCCGCTCGCAAAGCTACCGCAGTACCGCGCGACGTTGATTGCCAAGGCGAAGGCTGCGCCCGTCGTCTCACGGCCGCCCGTTGGGGCCACACTGGCCGAAGATGCGACGGCCTATCTCGATCTTATTCGCGGGATGGCAAGCATCGAGGACCAGGCGTACCACATTGGTCAATGGGTGGAGCGACTGGGTCATCGCACGCGGAAGAGTCTCACCTCGCGGGATCTGCGCGAACAGCTCGAATATTGGCGGCGGCAGGGGCGCGCCGATGGCACCGGCGGCTTAGCGAATAGTTCGCTGAATCGACGCCGCACGGCGTTGATGGCGCTGTACACGATGCTGGACGGCAAGTCCGCGGTGAATATCGTCAAGGACGTGCCGACGTACGATGAGCGCGATAACGTGCAGATCCGCGCACAGCCGATTGAGGTCATGGCGCGGATCATTCGGCATACGGTGCCACGGTCCAAGACGCGCGCCCGGCTCCGCGTCTTGCAGTGGACGGGCTGGCCGGCCCAGCTCGTCATGGAAATCACGTATGAGGATGTCGATTGGCGTCACGGCACCGTGCGCGCCCATCGGCGCAAAAAGGGCAAGGGGATGCCCGAGAAAATGGTCCCGGTCCTACCGCGGGCGTTGATTGCGCTCCGACAATTCTTCAGGCTCGGGGCCGAAGGTCGCTTCTCGACCAGTTCGATGTACAAGTCCTTTGCCGCGGCGCTCGCGCAAGAACAAGCGCGACGGGTCCGATGGGACCTCCCGGCCTTGCCCCATGTCCATCCGTACACCCTGCGACATACCTTCGGGACCTGGGCGGCGAAATTGATGAAGGATGATCGGACGTTGCGGGAGATGCTGCGGACGAACTCTATTGATCGGTACACCGAAGGAACGATGGACGCACGGATGACCGCGGCGCGGGACCTCTTGGCCCAGGCGCTCAAGCCCAAATTGTTCGATCCGCAGCTTCCCTCACCTCACGCGCGGCTCACGTGGATACCCGACGAGCGACAGGCCCGCTTGGTCAAGAAACCACGATAAGGCCACCTTGCCATGGCAAGGTTCCCCGGGCTGGCGCGGGGCGAATTGGGGCCGTTTGGCAAGGTGTTTCGGCAAGGTTTTCGCCTCGTACGGACCGCAAGATATTCTGTAAGTGATTGATTCTAAAGGTATGGGCCGCGGTGGGATTGAACCACCGACCCTCTGGTTAAAAGCCCGATTGGTATTGCAAATTACCTAGCATTTTTGCAATTTTCGTCTCTGGGCAACTGTTGGGCAACTTCGATGCCTTGGGCCCGACACGACGACAGACTTTCGCCCCTCGCGCGCCCCTCAAATCAACGCAAACGTGCGCAACAACCAGAGCACGATCAGGAGCACCACGACGACGGTCAATAGTGTCTTGATGGGCGGCGCCATCGGCACGTACGTGTTGACGAGCCAGAGGCACACGCCGAGCACGACGATGACGACGAGCAGCCGGACGATGTCGGGCGTCACGAGCGATTGGAGCGCGAGGGTCGTCAGCATGGGGTCTCCTTGGGGTTAGAACGGCGTCCACCATTTCTCGCCCGGGCGCACGTCTAAGGCGCCCTCGAGGATGCTTTTCAGGTCGTACAGTTTGGCGTCCGGCCGGGCCCGCTGGCCGGTCGCTTCTTGAATCGCGTGGTTCACTTCTTCCAGAAACTCCGACAGCCCCTGCCATCGGTGTTCGAACTGCGGATGCTGTTGGAGATGTTCCAACATGCGGTCGGCGGACAGGCCGCCCTTCATGCGCAGAATGCCGGGGGCGCCTGGGAGCCCGGCCACGGGGCGCGGCATGTAGCGATTCTTGCCGGCCTGCGCGCCGCGTCTGATGAGTTTCGATCCCTTGGTGAGCGATTCGAGCATGGTGCGGATTTCCCCGCGCATTCCCGTGTCCGCTTCCATGCCGAGCCCGCCCGCCCGGGAAATCTCCGTGAGCAGATCGCTGTGGTCGTTCAGGTACGAGTCGTCTGCCAGTTGACGGGCGACATCCTTGGCCTTCTCGATCGCGAGGCGATATTCGGTCGCTAGGTCGTCGGGCGTGCCTTCGAAGCCTTGCTGTCGGGCGTCGGCGAGGAGTCCTTCGAAGTGTTCAGCAAGGGATGGGGGAATCGCTTCAACCCCAGTTTTCGGAGCGCCACTTGCACCGCCTCCGGGAACGGATGCCCGTCGATCAGGGCGTTCCGCAAATGGCGTATCGCCCGCTGGTACAGATGATTGGGCGTCGGCGGGGACTGGGGTGCCACGAGCGTCTCCTGTCGATGATAGTGCGTTCTGCTGTTCGAGGGCGTTCCAATCGGCGTCGCTCAGCGGCGTGAGCACGCGCGCCGTCGGACGGCCCGTCTTGAACGACTTCGCCGGCGCGACCGGCGCGGCGACTGCCGCCTCGCCCAACGACGACTCGGCCATGTTGAGTGCCTGGTTGACTTCGGGCAACAGCACCTTGGTCGCCCACGACGTGGAATTCGGGCCACGAAGATGCGCGGCCATCGCTTCCAACGCTTCAGGCGTCGCCTCGGCGAACCGTGCGCGCCAGTCGGCCACAGGGATGTCCGACACGCCCGTTTTCATCAGACTGCCGCGGAGCTGTCCCACGAGGTCGGTGCCGGTCGCGGGCGTCGCGCTCGTGGCCGCCTGCGGCGGTGGGGACACCGCTGGAGGCGTCGTGGGCGGCGGGGCCGGCGTCGATGGCGCGGCGGGCGTGGATGGTGGTACGGGCCGCTCAGGCGGTGTGTACGTGTCCGGGGGACCCGCCGGCGGCGTGCCGCGCTCGAGCTCCGCGATGGCCAGCGCCCGTTCTTCGGGCGGCAAGCTCAAGATGTCGTTGATGAGGTTCGGTTGCTGGCCGGTCCCGCGGCTGATGTCCTCGCCCTGGTAGAACCGTTTGAGTTCCTCCCACGTCGTCGGCAGCACCTGGTCAGGGATGGTCGGCGCACGGAAATCTGGTGCTTCGTTGCCGGCGGGCATTTCGCGCACGGCGGGGCCCAACTGCCGCGGCGGTGCGGGGGGCAAGCCGAGCGGGGGCGTGCCTGGGGGCAAGCCCGCCGGCCCCTCGGGCGGCAGGACGGTGACGGTGGACCGCGGGCCTGGTCCTGACGGTTGCCAACGTGGAAAGCCGACGCCCGTCGGCGGTGGACCTGTGGGCAATCCTGGCCCGGCTGGCGGGCCACCTGGACCGCCTGGCGGCATGACCGTGACGGTCGGCCTCTGGCCTGGCAGCGCCGGAAACTGCACCGCCGGCTGCCCTTCGAGATTCCTCGTCGCCCGCTCAATGACGACGTTGCGTGGCTTCGGGCCGCGTGTAATCGCATTCGCGGCGACCTCTCCCCCTTCGCGCGCCACGGCGCCGAGTGACACCGCGCCCGGCGTCCCGAAGATGCTCCCCGTAAACGCGCCGCCAATGGTCGCGCCCTGCTTGACCAGTTGGGCCAGAATCCGCTGACCGATACCAGCGGTCCCGGGGGCTCGCACAGCCGTGTCCCCCTGTAATCGCTTGTTGTACGCCGAGCCACGGGTCTCAATCAGCGCGCCTTCGTCCGCGCGCAACTTCTGAATATCCGGCACGCCCAACTGGTCGAGTCGCTCATAGATGATCTGTCGCGCGTGCTCGGCGCCGAGCTCGAGCGCCCGGAACACGGGATCGCTCTGGCGCATCGCGGCGACATCGTATTTGGTTTCACTCAGCGTCTTGCGGAGTTCGCTATTGAGGCGCAGCAACCTGTCGTACAGGTCCGGCAGCGTCATCGGCTGATCGAGGCCCAGCGTCTCGATGGCCTTCATGCCTTTCTCGATGTCGGTCGCGCGGGTGCCCATGCCGCGCACGGGCGGCGCGTTCGGTGTCGGGCCAGGCCCGCCGACATCCAAGGCGTGTTCAATGTCCCGCAGCGGGACCTGCACGATCTCATTCGGGAAGTGATCGACCGCCGACTGGACGTGCGTTTCGATCTTGCGGATCGCTGAATCCTTCGCGGCGACCAGGTCTTCGACGGTGGCGATCGGCGTCACCGCATGCTCGGCGGCCATGTGCGGCATGGTCGTCTTGACCTGTGCCGCATCCATGTCGGGAAACGCCTGCTTCATCAACTTGACGTACGCCGCTTCGCGGCCCGCTTGCGTGGCCGCGGCGCGCGCCGGCGCGCCAGCCGCGTACGCCTTGGCCGCAGACTCGCCCGCTGGGACGAGCGCCAAATTCGTGAGCGTGGCGGCTTCTGATCCCAGCGCGGGCCCGATGAGCTCGGACAACGGCTTCGACGTATCGCGCAGGAGGTCGCCGGTGCGGTTGATCTGCGAGCCAATCCCGAACGGCAGCATGCCCGCCGCGTGCTGGATGGCCGACAAGATATTTTCCGTGCGGGCGCCGGGTTGGTTCCAGATGGCCTGCAAGTCGCGCTCGAACGCCGGTACGCCCTCGGCTCCAGTGAGGCTGCCCAGTGCCCCTCTTACCGTGTCGATCGGATGCGTCACCAGCCCCTTTGCGAGGTCGATGAGGCCAGGATTGATGCCGGCTTCGTATTGCCCGGCGAACGTGTCAGGCGACGCCGGGGCGCGGCCCATCTTCTTGTCGAAGCGTTCCTTGATGGCCTCGGCTTCGGTGCGCGGCTTGGGGGGCAGCGCGCCAAAGCGGTTGGCAATCGCGTCTTCAATTTCCTGTGGCGTTTGCGTCGAGGGGATCGGCGGCAGCGCACCAAAGCGTTTCGCGATCGCGTCTTCGATCTCTTGGGGCGTCTGCGGAGGCATGGCTACTTGTCGAGGCCGGCGGCCTTCATTGCCGCATAGGCGGCCTGCGCCTGTTCGACCGTAGGATAGGGACGGGCGACGCCGCTCGGGCCTGTCACGACTTTCCCATTGATCGAGATTTTAGAGGGCTTCGGCGGCCCACCGGCTGGTCCCGCGCCCGTCTGTCGTCCGGTCCCGCCGGTTCCAGGCGCCGGCGTCGTCGTCGCCGACGGCGCCCCCAATCCGGTGGCGTTGCCGAGGAAGTTGGCGATGTCCGCCGAGACGGCCGCAATCTGTTTGTTCTGATTGTCGGTCGTCACCTTCATGTCGTTCCGCATCCCTTGCGCCACTTTGGCGAAGGTCTCGGGCGACTGCGCGGCACTGATGAGTTTGTCCACCTGCTGCGCGGCATAGTCGGTGAGCGCGGCCACGGACCCCGCGCCGCCGCCGGTGACCTTGGCGTACTCGCGGCCGGCCGTGTAGATGTACAACTGCAAGGCCGCCAACTCGGGATCGCTCGAGAGCGCCTTGTCGCCGGTCGCGAGCCACTGCGTGAACGTGTTCTGAATCGGCGTCTTGGTCCGTGGCACGAGCGCCGATTGCGCTTCCGCGAGTTTCAGCGCATCCTCGGCGGCCCCGGCGGCGGCCGCGGTCCGCACGTAGAACGTCGTGAGATTGGCGAGGGCGGGCGCCTTGGCTTTGTATTCGGCGCGGAGCAACGGCAGGTCGGTCCCGCTCTGCGCGGCAATCGCGCTGCCCTTGTTGATGATGGCTTGGCGGGCGCGGCCCATCTGCCCGCTGTTGCTCTGTCCGAGCGACGGCATCATGTTGGTGAGCGCCCACGCCATGCCGCCCTGATACAGCGTGTTCGGCGTCAGGCCCGTGGCCGGGTCCATCTTGTTCGCCGTCACGGGATCGGGCCGATCGGCCGTGATCTCTTCGTCCGCAAACTGCCGCGCCGCGTTCATGTTGATGATGGACTGCGACGGCACCGCGCGAATCTTTTTACCATCCGGGGAGAGGGCCGCCGTGATGGCGCCGGTTTTCGGATTGCGATTCCCCACGGTCGGCACGCCATCGTCCATGAACGTGACTTGCTGAGTCGAGGGTTCGTCACGGACGGCCGCGGCGGCGTCGCCTCGAAGTTGGTTGCGAAGCGCCACGATCTCGTTCGGGGTCATCGGCCGACCCAATTCCTTCTGCTTCTGCTGCACGGCGGCGGCCACGTCGGCCTGTTCCTGCTCGAACGCACTCTTGGCCTTGGGCGTCGTCGCAATCGGTTCCCCGGCCGCGCCGGTGACATCGAGGCCCGCGAGCGCCTGCAAATCGCGGAGCGACTGTCGTTTCCCCGTGGCCGGGTCAGTGATGGTCGCGTTCGCGGCAACGGCGTCATCGTAGTTGTCGCCCAACTGCGTGCGGACGAGCGCGAGGCGCTCGCGCGCATCCTTCTGCGCCTTGGTGACCGCCCTGGTCTTATCGAACGTCTGCCCCAGTTGGCTCGTAATGAAGCCCTTCGGCGTGCCGAACGCTTTCTGTGCGGTGTCGTCGGCGACCTGCATCACGGCGGCGTACTGCGCCGGATCGTCGATCGATCCGATCTTCCCGAGCAGGTCGGTGATGTAGTTGCCGATGCGCGCCTGGCGATTCGCCTGCTGCTCCTGCATGCGCGCCTGACGCGCGTCCTCAGTCGCGGCCGTCTGTACATCGAACTCGTACTGCTTCTCTTCGAGCAGCCGTCGCTTTTCGAGTGCCTCGGCGTACCCGCCCAGGAGGCCGCCGGCCGCCGGCATCCCGCCGCGCTTGGCGGCAATGCCCGCGAGCAGCATCGGAATCGCCTTCACGAGAATCTGCGCGAACCCCGGCTGGGGCGGTTGCGGACGGGTCGGCATTGGCGCGAGCCCGGTCGGCATGTCTGGGACCGGCGCCATGGGCGGCGCGGGGGCCGGTGTCGGCAGCGCGACGGGCGCGATCGAGTCCTGCAAGGGCGGCGGCACGCCGACCTGGCTCAACATCCGCGGATCAATCAAATTGGGAATCGCCATACCGGTCCCGTCACAGATTCGCGAACATGTTGCCGAAGTTTTTCCAGAAGTCCTGGCTCAGCGCCGCATTGGTGTTATTGCTGACGCTCGCCTGGTTGGAAATCTGTGCGAGTGCCGAGAGCAGATCCTTCGGCGACGTGCCGCTGGCGCCCAGGCCCAGCACCTGCAACGCTTGACTGAGTCGTTGCGCGCTCAGGTCCACGGGAATCCCCGCGAACTGCACGGCTTGATTGAAATTGGCGTTTTGCTCGGTGCGCTGGTCGCGTCCCAATTGTTCGAGCGCCTGTGCAAGCGTGACGCCGGTCGTCGTCTGCGCGAGGTCTTGGTTGCGTTGATTCAAGAGAAAATTTTGCAGGTTGGCCTGCTCTTGCAGCGATTGGCCCCGGACGTTGATGTCCTGATTGCGCGCGTTCATCATCGCGTTCAATTGCGCGAGGACGTTGTTCTGCTCGAACGCGCCCTGCTGTTGCGCGGCCTCGAGCCCCGACGAGGCCGCCTGCAAGAGTTGCTGCCGCCGTTGATTGATCTGGTCAATCTCCTTGGTGTTCTGCGCTTGGAGGGCCTGCGCCTTGAGTTGCTGGTACTGCTGATCGACGTTCTTGATCGCTTCCTGCACGAGACCCGAACTCGGCGCGACCCCGCGCATCCCCATCTGGCGCACGGTGTTTTCGGTCGCCTGCTGGTGCTCGTGGTTGAGCGTATCGACGGCGGCGGTCTTCAACTGCGCGAGCTGATCGTCACTGAACGCCGGCAAGCTCAACTGCTTCACGAGCGTGTCGATCGTGTCGCGATACTGCTGCGTCGCGCCGGTCGTCGACGTGCGCTGATCTTCGAGTGCCTTGAGAATTGCGGCCACCTGGCCCGAGTTGTCCGCGAGCGGCGCGACCGGCGTCGGGGCCGCCACGGGCTGGAGGTTCGACAAGTGCGACATCGCTTGTTGAATCGCTTGCGAGACCGCCGCGGCATTCGGATCGTTAATCGGCGTGGTGAGTTGGCCGATGCGCTGTTGCAGGATGCTCATCAAGCTGGCGGCGGCTGGATCATCGAAGAGACCGCCCAGGTTGAAGCCCGCGAGGTTCAGCCCGCCGAGGCCACTCGATCCGGCCGGCGCCCCTTCGGGCTGGAACATCCGCTGGCTGATGTAGCTCTCATCGGTGCCGAGCTCGCCCGAGAGCAGTTTCTGCCGCCAGTAGCCGGGATCATTGACGACCGACGGATTGACGCCCGGCTGCTTCGCCATCCACGCGAGGTACGCATCGACCGAGGCCGCGTCCCTGGGGTTCAGGGTCGGCTTCGTGCCCGCGCCCAGCGTGGGCGTCGACAGCGACGGAGGTGGATTGGACGGGCCGCCTTCGGGCGGCGCATAGGGATCGACGGGCGGCATCACCGCATCGTTCACCCATTGATTGCCGACCCAATGGCCCGGCCCCTTCGCATACGACGGCGGCGGGGGCGGCGGGGTGTTCTGATAATCCAGGACGGTCTTCGGGGGCGTCCACGGCGCGGTGGGGATGGTGTTGGGTTTGGCGCCGAGGAACGTCGGCGTGTCGTAGATCGTGGTGTCGTAGCCAGCCATCGGATTACACCTTCGGCGTGGTCGGTGGCGTCAGCGAGGGGGTCGCCATCGGGTTCGGCGGATTGATGGAACTCCCGCCTCGCATCCAGACGGGCAGGCCGCCCATCGCCCCTCGCAGCACCGCTTCATAGAGCGGATCGCTCATTTGCCGACGTTGCAGATCGTTCTGGCTGAGCTGCGTGAGTTGCGACGTGAGCTGCGGCACCAGGCCATTCAAGGCGTCCGACGCCGGGTTGCTGCCCGTCGTCCCTGAACGACTGCCGATGATGGCGGTGAGGATGCCCGCCAGTTGCGGCACGTTCTTGATGAAGTCGTTGCTGAGCGACGACGTGGCGGACTTCGGCGGCGTGGTAGGCGTCGTGGGCAGCGTCGGTGTCACACCGCCCCCCGCCCTGGGCGCGGCGCCGAGGGCGAGCGAGGGGGCACCGGACATCGCGGCGATTTGCGCCGGCGTCTGACTGCTCATCGCCAACGACGCCGGCAGGCCCGCGCCGACCCCCGCGCCCAAGGCCGGGGCGGCGCCCAGCCCAAACGAGGGCGCCCCCGCCCCAGCGGCGATGGCGGCCGGGGTCTGACTGCTCATGGCGAGCCCGGCCGGCACGGCGGCGCTGCCCGTCGCGCCCGCCCCGGCGGCGCCCCCCGCGGCGCCTGCGGCGCCCGCCCCCGCCCCGCCGAACAAGCCAGGCGCCAAGGCGGCGCCCAGGCCCGTGACGGCGGCGGAGCCCAGCCCGACGCCGACAAATGCTTTCATCCACCACGGCATCCCGCCGCCGGTGGACGCGGGCACCCACGACCCTTGCCCGCTGGCCAGATCGGCCGCCGCCGCCTCCTCGGCCGAACTGAAGCCGCTGGACGGCCCGAGATAGTTGAACGCTTCCAGGTTCCGCGTGTCGGGCTGCCACTTGCGGAGTTGCCCGTCGGGGCCTTGCTGGGTTTCGTCTGGGGCGGGCATGGTTATCCTTCCACGAAAAACGTGACCACGGCATCGGGCACGGGACTCGACACGTACACCCGTTTCGCATCGGCCGGGCGCGTGACCATGAGCGCCACCAGTTGATGCCCGGCCGTGTCGAGCGGCAGCGCCGGCACGAGCAGATACGGCGGCGACTTCAAGCCGTGCACGACGGAGAATTCCTCGTTCGCGGTCGCCGGGGTCGTCGCCGACAGCGGGTACCATTGCAGATTCCCGCCGCGCGTTTGCAGCGACTCCCCGGGATGCGCGCGGCCCACGCGCAGATCCGACAGCGCGTAGTCGAAGCACCGCGCGACGGCCTCGAGCGCCGGCGTGAGCAGGTTCCGAATATAGCTGGAGCTGGCCATGTTTACGCTCCAGGCAGGGTCGGCAAGAGCACGGCGGCCGGGCTCAGGCTTTCCACCGTCAGGGGCAGGGCGCCCACGTGATAGGGACCGATGTCGCCCATCGTGAGTTGGATGTTATTGCCACTCACGGTGTAGACGCGGCTGGCCGCCGCGCCCTTGCTCATGCCGGTGATGAGCGATGCCGTCGCATTCCCAATCGCCAGGACCACATCAAAAAACTGCACGCTTCCATTGTTGGCGAGCGTGCCGGACACGAGGAGCATCGTCCCGACATCGAATCCATAGCGCGGCGCCAGGGTGTGAATCGTCGTGGGCGCGTTGCCGACAAAGGTAAACGGCCGGTCGGAAACGAGGTCGCGGTTGAGGCTCACCGTGTTGCCCAACTGCGACGGGCCGCCGATCAGCAGTTTTTGCGCTTGCACGTACCCCGTGGCGGTGATGACCACCAGCGGCGCGCCGGCGGCATTATCCAGCCGCAGCAGGTTTTCGGTGGCCGTGGTCCCGGCTTGTACGTGGAGCCCGTGCCCAGTGGGGGACGTATTGACCACCGTCATCGCATACGCCGCCGCGTGCGCCCCGCTGATGTCGATCCCCGTCGCCGTGATCCCGACGGCCGTGATCGTGTCGAGGACCGTCAGCGTTCCGCCCACGGCCACTGCCCCATCGATGTTCGCCAGCCCCACGATGTGGAGATTACCCGCCACAAACACATCGCTGGCCACGATCAGGGGCCCCGACGCCGCCGTCAGTGTCCCACTGACGATCGTATTGCCGGTCACCGTCAGCGTGCCGCCGACCCCGACCGCCCCATCGAAGTTCGCCACCCCGACGCCGTGGGTGTTGCCCGCCACATAGAGGTCTGTGCCCACGGCGACGGTACCTTGAGCGGTTAAGTTGCCGTAGATCGTGACGCTCCCGGTCACCGGGGAAATGCCGCCTTGAACGTGGAGGTCCCCCCCCACGATTACGTCGTGACTCAGGAACAGGTCGTACCACCGGATGCCATCGGCGCCGAGGTTCCGCTGATTGCCGCTCGCATCGGGCAACAGATCATGCGCGAGCCCATCGAGCAGGCCCGTCTCGAGGGCGGTGATTTCGAGGTTCGGATCGTTGATGGTCGTCGGCGTGACCTGGTCGCCGTTGGCGTAGTTCGGAAACGCCTTGATGCCGGATGGGTAGGACGCGGCCACGTTAGAACCCCCTCAACGCCGGCTCGGGCAGATAGGTGAACGCATAGGTGAACCAGTCGAAGTTGTCCTGTCCGACGTAGACGCCCGTCACCGCAATCCCGCGGCCCTCGGCCTCGAGCGGCAGTTCCACCTGAAAGACGCGCCGGCCGCCCACGCCCAGGAAGAACGGCAGCGCGATCGACAGCCGCGGCGCGTGGCCACTGATGTCTACGACCCCGGCCCACACGAACGCCTCGTCCACCGTGACGCTGAGCGTGAACCGTCCGTCGGCGAGCGCATGCTCGGCATACAGATTCAGGAAGCGCGTCATCGGCAGGCCCGACGTGAAGACCGGGCCGCGATATTTCGCGGTCAGATCCTGCCCATCGGCCGACGTGCCCGTGTTCTCTTCGCGCAGCCGGCCGGTGATCAGGTCCCAACTGAACAGCCGCCCGCGCTGGCCGGTCTGCGTCTCGGGGCCATTCCAATTGATGTAGCCGCCGATCGCGCGGTCGGTCATGCTCCAGACGGGCACGCCCTGGCCGGTGCGGACGGGATCGAAGACGATCTCGCCCGGCTGGCCGAGCAGCGGGAGAATCGGCACCGCGAGGCGCAGTTCTTTTTCCGCCTCGTGGTAGACGAGCGGCACCCGATAGAGTTGCGGTTCGCTCGTCACGTCCACCACATCGCGCCAGTCCTGCTCGAGGTCCGTCGTGAGCAAGACATCGTTCGCGCCATCGAACAGAAACACGCCGTCGCCCGACGCATGGGCCACGCGGCCGCCGATCAGATCCCATGCGCGCGGGCCGAACGCGCCCGTGCGGCTGCCCGCACTCGGGCGCACATCGAAGTCGAGCACGCCGATGCCGACGATCAGAAACGCCGGCTTGGCACTGCCCATGACGATGAGCGTGTCGCCGTACGGAATGATCGCGGTCACGTGATCGCCACTCGTGAACGGCAGATCGATCGTGTAGTTCACGGGCCAGGCTTGCGGCAGAAAGATTTCCGAGAAGCGAATCGTCACCGGACTGACCGGGTCCTTCGCCCACCAGCGGCCTTTCCACACTTGCCCGAATTCGAGCGGCGGCGCCGGGTTGTGCGTCGTCGGCGCCTCGAGGGCTTCGCTCCACGTGTTGGTGGTGAGGTCGTACGTGACCGTGCCGCTGCCGGGGTTCACGACCGTCGCGACAAAGCGGCGTTGACTCTCGCCGAGCGTGACATCGCGGGCGTAGAGGACCACGTGCGTCACCTGTGGATTGGGGGACGCGGCGGCGACGACATGGATCGTGAGATTCGGCGTCGTCACGGTGATCGTCGCGAACGGACCCTCATTGCTCGGGAAGGCATCGAGCGCGCCTTGATAGCCGACCGACACCTCGTACACGTGGCCGGTCATGAGCGTGCCGCCGGCGATCGCGGTGAGCGTGGGCGGCGCCGTGGGCGCGGTGAGTCCCAGCGGCTGCCAGGTCACGCCGTCCGTACTGAACTTCGGCGGCGTCACGCCATCGAACACCGCGACCATCTGCGAGTCGGACGGGAAATCAATCAAGGCCGTGGGGCTGAACCCGGTGAGCACGGGGCTGCCCCAGTCGCCGAGATCGCTCGGCGTGTAGATGCTGCCCTGCCACGCCACGATCGTGAACGGCGCGACGCCCTCGAGATAGATCCGTTTGCCGCCTTGCGCGCGCTCGGCGCCGAGACTGGTCGGCGTGAACGTCTGCCAGCCCGGCCGCGGATGCCAGCGGCCCGGGACGTTCAGCCGGACGTTCAGCAGTTGCTGCGCTCGGGTTGGGCCGATGAGCGTGGCGTTCTGGCGGCGATCGAGGCCGCCGGTGAGATCCGAGACGAGCTCGAGCGTGGCGCCGGCGGTCAGGCCCGGTGTGCGCGTCGTGAGGGTCGGTTTACGGGCGGCCACGGGTCAGGGCTCCGAGCAAAGCATTCACGGTCGTGTCGTGCGCCGGATGATCGAGCCCGCCGTGGCCCATCGCGGTCATCAAGCTCTTCAAGACGATCTCGTCCGCGTTCGCGCTTGTGGACGGCGCCGCGGGCGCCGGGGCGGGCGTGGGCGACGTGCGGGGGCGACCGGTCGGCAGATGCAGCGCCATGACGCGAATCGCTTCCTGCGCGGGGCCGAGGGGCTTAGCCATGCGCGTCCTCCTTTGGCTGACGCACCGATCCGGTGAACGTGGGGCGCCGCACGTTCACGGCGGTGACGTGGCCCTGGCCACACGTCGGGCAGCGCGGGTGTCCGTCACTGCGGCTCGGGTCCAGGTCGGCGACGTGGCCGCAACTGAAGCGGACTACCACGGGGACCGTCCAAACCGGGCGCCGTACGTGCGCTCCCGGAACCGCGGGCGCCGATACAGCCGCATCGGTTGAATCACCGCGCTTTGCGGCACGTGTTGACTGCCCAGGTAGTTGTCCACTTCGGCTTGCGCTTGCACGAGCGCGGCGGCGCTCCGCTGCAAATCCTTGCGGAGCTTTTCGAGGTCGTGCGCCGCGTAGTACCCGAGCGCGCGGTGCCACGGCTCCATCGCGGTCTTGACGATCGGCGCGATCGTGAACGGCTGATCGGTGTCGGTCACCATCGCGTCCGGCTTCATCACGTAGGGCACGTCCAACCGCCAGGTCTCGCCCGCCGGCACGAGCGGCGACGGATGCAGGCCGATCAAGATGGCCGCGCCGTCGAGCGTTTCGTACCAGCACGTGGGCGTCGCGGGCTGGCTCGAGCGCCAGCCGGGCTCGCTCGTGTTGAGCCACGGTTCGGTGCGACGCGGAAAGTCATGCTGGCCCGCCAACTGGAGCGTCGTGCCGTCGGTGTGCGTGATGAAGAGTTCAGGGCCGTCGGGGGCGAGCGCGAGATAGCGGCCGGTCAGGATGATCGTTTCGAGCGAGTACTCGGCGACGCCGGTCACGAGCGGAATCGGTTCGACCGTTTGCAAGCAGGCGGTCTGCGTCGTGAACCAGAGTTGCGCGAGGTTGATCGCGGCTTTCCGTTTGGCGATCGTGAACAGGTTGGTCCGATCGGCGGTGCCCAGTTCCTGATCGAGGAACGCGCCGTACAGGTCGAGGAAGGTCATGGCCTCAGCCGCCGATCACAATCCAGTTGGTCCCGTTCCAGCGCGCGAGGACGGAGAACGTCCCGCCGCCCACCACCGTGCCCCCCGGCGTGTTCACGGTCGAGTCACTGAAATTCATGAGGTTGCCGACATGCCCATCTGCTTGGGAATTCCGGCTCGCAAATGGCCCGCCAATCATGCGGATGAACCACGGGTGCTGACAATGGAAGTACGCACCGGCGGAAATCGTGCCGAGCGTGCTCATCGAACCTTGCACATCGACGTTCATGCTGAAGATGGGGTCCGTCCCCACGCCTTGACTGATGAGCACCTGCCCGATCGGCGCGGTGGGCAGACTCCCGCCCCCACCGCCGCCGGCGCCAGCCACGACGAGCGCGCCGGTGGCATCGACGCGCACCTGGAGATTTTGGAGCGCGGCGAGCGGGCCGATCGGGGCGGCGGCCGCCGCCCCACCCGCGACGACGAGCGCGCCATTGGCATCCGTGCGCCCGCGCGCATTCTTCATGGCGACGGTCGCCGACGTGGGACCAGCCAAGGGGGCCGGCGCCGGCGGCACGACCGCAGGCGGCGCGGGCTTGAGTGCTGGTTTCGGCGTCGGTTTCGGCGCGGGCCGGGTCGGAGGCTGTTTCGCCATGATCGCCCTCTAGTTGGCCACGTACTCGACGGTGACCGCCGCGCCGCCGGTGAGCGCCGTGGACACACGCGCCCGCACCGCGAGCAGGACGCCGGTATAGGACAGCACGAGCACGCTGTTCTGCACCGGCAGAATCTCGGGGCTGAGCGCCTGCCACACCCCGGCGAAGTTGGCCGATCGCGCCGTTTCGATCGTCACGCCGCCCGCACTCACGACGGCGTCATTGGTCTCGATGTAGAAGGCGTGTTCCTGGCCGGCGCCGCCTGTGTCGAGCGGCGTGCCGTTGCCGAGCGCGGTCGCGGCGATTTGCAGTCGCTGGCGTCCTTCAAGCATCGCCGCCTCCTTCCAGATCGACGATGAGCGCCTGCGCGAACTGGATCGCGCCCGTACAGGCGTTCGCGTTCGCCAGATGGGTCTGTCGCTGTCGCTCGAGGTCCTGCATCTTGGCGCGCAAGCTCTCGACCGTCGGCGGCTTGGCGCGCGTCGTCGCCTCGATCGCGGGCATCAACGTGGCCGCCATCAGGACACCGCGTAGAGCGTGTACGCCGACGGCGACGCGAACACGACCTTGAACGTGCGCGCGGCGTTCTGCGCGATCGTCATCGTCCCCGAGAGCGTGGCCCCGAGCCCGGCGGTGACCGTGACCGCGAAGGCGCCGGCCGACTCGTTGCGGATCGTGACCGGAAACGACGTGCCCGCCGCCACGCCCGGAATCGCCGCGGCGAGGAGTGCCGCGGTCGGGGTGACATCGGATCGTGCCGCGCCGGCCGCATCGCGCAGAATCAAGCCCCCGATCATCTGCGCGGGCGTGTAGGTGGCCGGGCCGGCGGTCGCGATCGTGCTGACCGTCGCGGCCTGAATGGGCGACCCGCCGACTTGCGTCGCCGTGCCTGCGCCCTTCGGGACAAGCACGATCGAGATGTTCGGGTCGTCGCCGACCGCGACGAGCTGCACGGGCTGCCCCGCTGCCCCACCAAGGAGGGCCAGCGCGTTGGCGGTGTCGTCGCGCGTGCCGACCACAACATCTGATCCGAAGTGTGTCGTCTTGCCGTCGCCGTAACTGCTGCCTGCCATACTCATGTGCTGATCTCCAGAAGTTCCCGAGGAGCACCGGTCTGGATGCCGCAGCCCGCGCCGGACGGGCCACCCCTCGGGAGAAGAACCGGCGTCGTCCCGGCTAGCCGTCCTTCGAGGGCGACTTCGGCGCGGGCGCCTTCGGCTCAGACGGCTTCGGCTCCTGACGCGGTGTGGGCGTGGGCGCCTTGGGTTCCTGACTCATGACGTGACCTGCTCTCTCTTGTCGGGGCGAAGACGATTAGGCGCCTGGAGACCCCCAGAGACCTTGCCACTGGCGCACGCCCCACGAGCGCCGGAAGCGGATCGAATAGAACCGATTGCCGGACCGCGGAATGCGCTCGGGTGGCTGCATCCCGATCGGCACGCGCGTGTACGACAAGATGCCGTGGTTCTTGTTCTTGTAGATGAGGAACCAGGCATCCGGGTCGGTCAGGTAGGGATTGACGATGATGGTGATGTCGTACCCCTTGTTGATCGGGTTGATGTCGTTGTCGGCGACCCCGGGCAGCAAGGACGATCCGACCATCCGCTCGGCCAGCAGGGCCAGCGCGGGCGGGACGTACAGAATCAGGCCATCGACGGGCGCCGAGAAGAAGCCTTCTTCGGTCTTCTGGTCGGTGTTCAAGTCGATGATGGCCTGCTGCAACGACAGCCACGACAGATCCGACGTGCGCGTGTTGAGCGCCGTCCCGCCGCCCACGAGCGGATGGGCCGGCGAGAAGATCGGCTGCCCGTCGGGACTGGTCTCGGTCGCGAACCCGTTGTTGAACGGAATCGCGGCGTAGGTCTCTTCGGCCACCCGGCAGCCGCGGGCGAGGCCCGTGGCGTACTGACTCAGGATGTCGTACACGTCGTCTTCCTGCGCCGTCTGGGTGACCTCGAACGCGAGGCCAAATTCCAGATGCGTGAAGTCCTTCGTCCAGCCCTGCTTGATGAGCTGCGTGGTGTAGTCCTGCCCTTCGCCCTTGACCGGGGCGGGGCCGAACATCGCGTACGAGACGTTGCGCTCGAACTTCCGATCGCTGGTCTCGATGCGGTAGAACTTCCGCCAGATCGCCGGGAGTTCCTTGAGGGTCTTGCCGACGATGGCGAAGACGGTTTTGTCGACATTGTCAACGTTAGCGGGAATCGTTCCTCGGACTTGGGCCATGACTCAATCTCCTGTTAGCCCTGGAAGGGCGTGCGTGCGGACGCCTTCCACTGGAACGAGATCCGTCCGTTGATATCGCCGGCGGCATCGACAAGCGACACGCCGATCAGATTCGTGTTGGTGGTGTCAGAGAGATCGACGCGAAAGATGTTGTTCACCGCGTCGAAGATGAGGCCGAGGGCGGCCCCGACGTTGGTGTGCGCGAGCACGCCGCCGTCCTGGACGCGGCCGATGAACTCGACGCCGGGCTCGGCGAGCCACACGGTGATATCGGTGCCCTGGACGCCCGAGGCGTCATCGGCCGCCACGCCGAAAATGCCCGTGGTCGGGTCGGCGGCGACGACGATGATTTCGTTTTCACGGCCCGCCACGGCCGAGAATTTGACGGGGGCGCCTTTCTTGAAGGTCTGCGCGGCGCCTTCGAGCGCATGCAAGATGCGCGTATGGCCGCGGTGCGGGCGGATGTAATCCCCCGACGAGACGGTTAGAGTGGCCATGAGCCACACTCCTTGGCGAGATCGGTTCCACGTGGAACCGCCCGCGAATAAAGGTGAAGTGTTGGGTCGGGCTCAGGATGCCGCGCGAAGGACTCCGACCGAGTCTCCGGCCGATCAAGATTTGGTGACGCGGGTCTTGGACCGCGAACATTCGGACGGGCGGGCCATCGCGCGGGGTCCGAATGACGCCGACGCGCGATCGATCAGGGTCTGGCCGGTCTGAGACGTGACCCCCGCATCACATCCCGCTCGAGATGCCCGCGATTCTCGCACACTTTTCGTGTGCGCGCGGGCGCCTACAACTTCCGCACGTCGGCGGTCTCCTGAAATTCGGACATTTGCAGCGTGCCGCGCGCCATTGCGTCGGCGGCGCGGGGGTGGCCCGCCTCGGCGAGGTCCTCGGCGGTCTGCTGCCGCATTTTCCCCCCAGAGCGGCGTTTGGCATCGCCGTCGAGCGCCTTCCGCACCTGAATCTGCTCGTACAAATGCTTCGGCATCTTGACGAGCAGTTCGTGGCCCTTCTCGCCGCGCGTGACGTAGCCTTCAGGCGACACGCCCCAGCCGTTGCGGTGCGCGGGGGTCGTCAATTCGCGCTCGTGGACCTGTTGATAGCCCTTCTGCGCGATGACTTCGTAGAAGCGATCGAGCGGGGCGCCGGGGCCGGTGTAGATCCAGCGCGTGACCATCGGGACCGCTTGGTCCTTTAGGGCCGCGGCGGCGTTCATCTCGCGCAACGTCGCGACATCGCCGTACTTCGCGCGCCGTTCGGCAATCTCGAAGCTCGGGAGCGGCGGCGTGGCGACGGCGGTGGGGTTCAGGTTCGCGACTTCCATATCCTCGATCGCTTCGGCGCGGGGGGATTTTGCCATCAGTCATTCTCCAAGACGATGTGTTGCTGGCCCTTGACGGCAGTCGTGAGCGGCGCGGTCGCCGCACCCCAGGCTTCCGGCGTCATGCCGCGCGCTTTGGCCGCGCGCTGTTCGATCGGCGCCATCACGACGGGCGTCGGCGTGCGGGCGCCGGGCCGTTCCGTGAACACCGGTGCCGGCGCCTCAAGGCCCGCGGCAGGCACGCCCGGCGCCGCCGGAGTCGTCCCCACGCCCGGCGTGTTGGGCATGCCCTTCATGCCGCGGGCCATGACGATCGCCGAGACCCCAATCTGCGGATTGGTGAGCAGACTCGGGTCACTCTGCATGAAGCCATCGAGAATCTGGGTCAGTTCCGGGCCATCGGCACCCACCGCCTTGGCGGTCTGTTCGATCGCCTCACGCGCCTGCTGCGCCGCGCTCCGCTGCATCGTCTGCTGCATCGGCGCGACGTGTTGCGCGATGGCGGCATTGACCGCTTGCTGCACCTGCTGCGAGTTGCGCTGCCAGATGCGGCGCGCGGCGTCCACGTCGGGCTGCCCGGAGCCGTCGGCTTTGTAGAGCACGAGGTCGGTGGCCAGTTGCGTGAGGTCCTCGACCGAGGGCCCCTCGGCGGCCGGCGCCGCCGCGGGTGCGCGAGCCGGCGCAGGCGCGGGCCGCGCGGCCCCGGTTTCGCGCTGCTGGATCTCGAGCAGCAGATCGGGATGTTTCTGGAGCGCCTGGAGAATCGGCGACGCCTGGTCGCGAAACTGCTTCAGGGTCTTGTTTTCGTGGCGTTCGCGGCCGAGCTCGGCGAGGATGCCGGCCCTGGCCGGATCGGGCGGCGGTCCTGGGGCCGGGGGCGTCTCTCCCGGGGGCGCGGCCTCCGTCGCGGGCGGCGTGGCGGCCGGCTCGGCCGGCAGTGTGAGCTCGGGCGGCAGCGGGGTACTCGCGCCCTCGCCATCTTCGAGCGGGATATTGTCAGCGGCGACGGCCGCATCGTCACTCATGGGTCACGACCTCAGTCTCGAGTGGCCGCTCGGGCGTCAGCGCCGTCACAATCGCCCGGAACAGCGTGTCCTTGAGTTGCTGATCGCGCGGGAGGTCCTCGAACGGCAGGAGACAGGGATGCGTCTTCGCCGCCGCATCCTTCACGGCGCCGTAAGTCCACCCGTCGCGGAACTTGTCTGTCGCCCAGGCGTCATGCTGCGCCGAGGCCGGCGCGTCGGGATGCGCGAGCGCCCACTGGACACCCGTCACGGCCGACTCGCGTTGCCAGGAGGCGGCCTCGTCCCACGGCAATTGCGAGCGGTCCCCCCTCGCCTCGCACCAGGCGCGATTGGCTTCGTGGCACACGCGGGCGATGGTCTCTTCGAGCGGAATTGGCGCGGCGTCGTCACTCATGGGGAGCCTTCCATTCGGCGCCGATGTCGGCGAACGGCACGATCCAATACTCGTGGCCGTCGTGCGTGATTTCCTGCCCGGCGGTCGGCGGGACCACGACGATCGCGCCGATGTCGACATCGGGCACGAGTTGCGCGCCACACTCGGGACAGTGCCCCGTGCCGAGCGCGACGACCCGACCGATGACGGGCACGTCTCGATCGGTGATCGCGACGACTTCCGATCGCGGTGTCGGGGCGATCGGCTCAATCAAGGCATTCGGGCCACGCGGTCTAAGCACGGGCCCTCCGATGGGGTCGCGCCACGCGACGCGGGGGCACGATGTCGGGTCCGCCCTCAATGCGCTGTTTGGGCCACGACAGCACCGCGTTGACCGCCTCACCCGCCGCCGTGATCCGTGCGGCCAGGGTGTACTGCTCCGCATTCAGGGCCGCGACCAGGCGGATCAACACTTCGGGCCCACTCCATTGCGTCGCCACATGGGCCACGAACCGTTGCCAGCCGGGCGAGTCGAGCATCGCCTGCAAATCGTCACGCACGCGATCGGCCTGCCCTTCGGGCGGCGGCACGTAGCCGTTCGGCGAGGTCTCGGTCGCGATCATTGCGGGAGCGCCGGCCCAGCGACGGGCGCCCCGTGCGCCATCGCGGCCTGAAGCATCTGGAGGACTTGCGGCGGGACTTCAGATCCCCCCACCGGCGGCGCGGGGCCTGGCGGGAGGCCCGTCAGCGCCCCAGGCCCGGCCATCGGCTGCGGCGGGGCCATCCCCGGCATGCCCGGCGGCATCCCCGGCATTCCGGGCGCGGTCATCGGCATCGGCGGCCCGGCGGTGCCGAGCACGCTTTGCAGATCGCTCAGCCCGTAGAGATGAAACGCGCGCTGCAAAATCATCTCGCCGATTTTCGGGTTCTGCTGCATCTGCGTGAGCAGTTGCGGAAACACCTTCGCGAGCGCGGGCAAGGTCTGCGCGAAAAACAGATTGAAGTCCTCGCGCATCCGGTACTTGTCGGCGGTCTCGACACTGCCCTTCGGCACAAACGAGAAGTGCCCCGTCAGATCCTCGTGCGTAAACTTGAAGACGCCCTCGGTCGGCATCGTGAGCCCGATCGTCTGCAAGCCGCGCAACACGGACGTGTTCGGCGCCACGCCCGACTCCTGCGCGAGGAGTGACCGCCGCCAGATTTCATTCCGCAGTTGATAGAGTTCGGCCATCGCCTCTTGCAGGTGATGGACGGGTTCATCAATCCGCACGAACGACGCATGCGCTTCCTGCTGCACCTGGGTCGCGGTGATCTGCGTGGGCGAGCCGGCGCCGATGACGCTCTGATCGTTCAGGCCCGAGATGCGCTCGGCGGCCTCTTCGCAATCGCGTTTCTGGAACACGGTCGATTGCGGCACGTCGGCGACGGTCTGCTGTTGAATCTCGTCCATCCGCGCGACTTCGATGACCGCATTCGGGCCCCACGGCTGATCGTCGGGATTCCAGTAGCCATCCTTCAATCGCTTGATGGGCGCGTTGGTCGCGAGCGCGCCGCGGTCGGCGATCTGATTGCGCAAGGCCGCGTGTTCTTCGGCGACGCCGGCGATCTTGTCGCCGACAAACGAGTAGCCGTACACCGAATCGGCGCGTGGAAACGGCGTGACGGAAATGAAGCGCACCTGCCGCAGCGAATCGTGCTCGAGGCGTACGCACACGCCGAACCGGACGCTCACGGTCGCAATCAACCACTCTTCGACGCCGTCATCGTCGATGTCGTAGAAGAGATGGACTTCCCAGAGTTCTTTTTCGGCCGTCGGGCCCTCTTGCGGCGCAATCGTCCGGCCCTGGCGCGTGTCCTCTTCGCGCTGATCGCGGTCGCCGTCGGTCCCGAGCTGATCGACGTGCCGATAGAAGCCTGCGCGCTGCCGTTGCTGGAGTTCGGGGAGCCGCAAGAACACACGTTTGGCAAACCCCCACACTTCGGAGGCGTCACGCGCATGCCCGGGCAGGAACAGGAAGTCTTTCATCGACAGCACGCGGTACTGCGGCCCGTCACAGACGGCCACCTGGTCGCTGTAATGGACCGTGAGCGAGGGTTTCGCGCAGTTCGGCTCGTCGCACACCTCGAGCTGCCCATCGTCGCCGCGTTTCGGCGTCGGACGGCCCTGCTCGTCGAGTTGGAGCGCCCCGAACTCGTCGGTGACCGCGTGCACCTTCGTTTGCGCCTGAAATTTCCGCACGAGCCGGCGTTCGGAACACTCGAGGATGCCGTTGCCTTCAATCAGACTGGTATGAATCGCGCGGGCAAACCACGTACGGAGCTTTTCGTCCTTCGCTTTCCACTCGTGGAACGATTCGACCTTCGCGCACCGCTCCTGCGACTCCCCGTACCCGTCCACGGTGCAAATCGGGGACGGCCCGAAGACGACTTGCGTCAACCGGGCGCGCAGCGCATCGACTTTTTCGACCGGGAGCCAGGAACTGAGGTTGGCCGCATCGGGCCAGGCGCTACTGAGGTCTTGCGGGGTCTGTTCGTAGAGCTCGTGCCAGTAATCAATGCGCCCGTGGTCCTGCGTACTCTTCGCCCGGGCGTTCTCGGCGGCCTGAATTTCGTTGATGAGCCACTGGACGAACGTCTGTTCCTCGTCAGCGGACAGTTTGACGCGGTAGGGGTCGGTCTTGGCGGCGCCGCGGGCCAGGGGCACACCGGCGAGGCCGGGGATCGGGGCAGCGTCAGCCATGCGGCAACTGGCCGATAGTCTAGCACCGCAGAAGATTCATGCGGGCAGAAGTTTTGGAGGTACGATGGGCCGATGCGCGTCCGTGGGGACGGCACACCACGTCAGGCTCAGCAATGCAGGAGGGTACATGGCATCACGACTCGCGGTGATCACGTTCTTGGATGGGCAGGTGGATAACAGTCTGCCGGGCGGGGTCGGGGGGATTCCGACGCAGCCCATCTTTATCGGCGGCGGGGCGTCGCAGTTGCCGTCGTATGGCGGGGGCGGGTCGCCGTCGCATCCCATCTATCTCCCGCCACCCGGCCAGGCGGTGAATCTGCCGGTGTTTCCGTTTGACCCGACGAAGCCCGTGGACCCGGACGAGCCGGTGGCGGGACAGTTGCCGGTCATGCCGGGCCGTCGGTACATCGTGAAGTGGCTGGCGTGTGTCGGGTTGATTTTGGTGCCGGACAACAGTCTGCCGACCGAGCCCGAGCCGGCGCCGAAGTAAGACCGGGGGCGGTTCCAACTTGGATACGACTTGGGTGCCCAAGCCTCCGCGTTGGAACCGCCTCGATTCACGGATGCACCCCTTCACCCCGAGGGTGAATTCGGATACCACGCCTCGAATTGCGTCTTCATGGCGAGCAGCGCGGCGGGGGCCCCTTGGTCTCGCTGAAGTTCGGCCATCTCCGATAGCGCCGGCAGGCCGGACTCCACCGACGCGACGACCTCGGCCCGGGTCGCGGGGCGCCCCGCCGCGTAGAACAGCACGCGCGACGGTTCGCCCATTTCGAACAGCATCTTGCCGAGCGTCGCGCCTGTGGGCTTCCCCGCCACGATAGGACCAGGGCCACGGAAGGTGTTGTAGTGACGCGTGATCCACACGAGCGTCACGCCGGGATTGCGCGACAACGCGAACCCGTCGCTCTGTTTGAGCAGCGCCTCGTCATTGATCGTGTCATCCTCGCGGCGGACCATGTGGGGCCGGGACAGAAACGGGCAGTTGCGTGCGGACCATTCGGCGCACTCGAGGTGCGACGGCGGTTCGGCGCTCGTGCGATTGATGCCGCACATCGGCCCGACGACGAACGCGAGGTACCGGCCCAGTGGGTGGCCACAGACCCAGCACAACCGGTCACGGATGGCGCGTCGAAGTTTGGCACCGTCCATCGCGCGGAATTCGGGCACGCCGTGCTCCCAACTGACAAACCACGGGACGGGATAGCCGCGGGCGTCGAGCGGGAGCGTCTGCATGCGCGCCGGCAGGGCTTCGAGTTCTTTCCGCAGCTCGCTCATCGGACCTCGCCTCCCGCCTCATCAGTTGCGGCTGGCGCCGCGTTCACCGGATCGGCGAAGTGGTCCGAGAAGAACGTCAGGACGCGCTGGCGTGCGCGATCCGTCGGCAATTGGGCGAGGACTCCGCAGACCATCGCGAACGCCTGCACGTCCGGCTGCTGCAATCCGACCTCAATGTCCCGCGCCTGTTGTCGGTTGGCGACTTCCACATGAATCACCGCTCGCATCGGCCCTCCTAAGTCGGGTCATCAACGAAGACGTGGCAGCGCCCGCAATACCGGTGCGCCACATCGTTGGGGTGGTAGGAGACCGCGCCGCAGCGCGGACAGATGAACCGGGACGCGGCGGTTGCGAGCCACTCGTCTGCCGGGCAATGGCCGTCAATTCGTCGGCGACCGTGGCGCGCCGCGTCATGGATGCGGCGCGCCGAGGCCGAAGTGGGCGATTTGTTCACGGGCGGCCTGGACCCAGCTCTCGAGCATCGCGACCGCCTCGTCTTTCGTCTCCGCGCGGCTCGCGATCAGACTCACGACCTCGTACTGGAGGGCGGCGATGATGTCGCCGAGGGTCTCGCGCGGCATCGTCGTCAACAGAAAGGCCCGTAGCCGAAGATGGAGCTCGTCCGCGCGTTCGGGCGAGAAGGGCACGCTCATGAGGGAAACACCGTCTCGCGACTCCCCTGCCGGAGTTCGCGAAAGTCGACCAGGGCGGCGCTCGCCTGCTGGTCCGACAGGCCGATGCTCGTCGTCAAGAACGTGTACATCATCTGGTCCGAGACGGCGGCCTCGATGGCGCCGTGGAGCATCCCGACGATTTCGCGCGCCTTGGGGAGATCCATCTGCGTCAGTTGGCCATTGAGCGCGATTTCGATGCGGCCTTCCTTCGTGCTACGACTCAGCAGTGACGACACCGTGAATTCCGTGTTCACCGGCCCGTCGTTATTGGCGCGCAGATCGACATGGCGCAAGGCGATGCGATCGTCGTCGTGTGAAATGTCCGCGGCGTCAAGAAGGCCACGCAGGGCGGCGTACACGGTGCGAGGAATCGTCAAGGTTTTCATCGTGTCTCCTGTAGCGGATCGGGGCGCGTCTTGTCCCCGCAGATACATCGGCTGAACGGCCAATCGCACGCGGCATGGAGCGGCATCGCGGCTAACAGTCGCGCCATCGTCTCCTTGGATCGGGCTTCGTCCTTGTCCCGTTGCTGGC